GCTCCAAGATTGGAATATCCAATACGGCCTGATGTGGGACTGGTAATGTTTACTACTACAGAACCTGTGCGACTATACACATCTATGTATGGATCAGCAGTAACAGTTTGTGTTGTTTGATTAATCCACCCTGAATTGTCAGGAGCATCGATTGATAAATTAAATTGAGTTGTATTGCCACCTGATGTTCTTACCCACAAAAACACATCGGTAAGAAACGTGCCGCCAGCAGCAAACCATGTGTAGTCTGCTGGATTGGTGTCAATTGCAATGATGTCTGATGCCTGCAAGCCAAAATAAGTTTTGTCGGTAGGATCACTAGATGAGCTTGTGCCTATGTCGTCATCAGCGTAACGCACTAACAGATATCTGTATGGTGATTCAATTATCAATGGTGATGTTGAAATAATTCCAATAGAAGTCATTGCACCTAATGTAGGCACATCCAAATTAATGGTTGTTCCATACAAGTAAGGGATGTAACCAATTGGCTTGTTTTCGTTAGGTACTAAAGAAATATTGCGCCCACCAAAAGATCTGTAAAACAATTCATTGGTTGTACTAAAATCAAATGGCGACCATTCGTAATCTGTTGGGTCTACTGATATGGTGTTGTCAGTTGATGTTGCCAAACCATAAAAAAGCTTATTTGTTGGACTATCGCTAATATTTAAACCTGCGCTGTCATCAGCAAATTTGACATTCATCCATTGGTCAAAAGGCCTGAACGGGTTATCAAGATCAATGGAACGCAAAGGCACAAGCCGCCAGTTTTGATTGTTGTCAGGAACTTCTTGTGATGCCGCAAACGTGGCATGTCGTCCACCCGCAGTGACCACCCACAACGTCTTGGTGGCTCCAAAGCCGCCAGTTACTTGAAACCATGTGTATTGGGCTGGGTCAACGCTTTCAGTCACCGTATCGGTGTTGTACAAGCCAAAGTACAACCGACCATATGGATTGTCGCTAAAGTTTAATCCAGCAGTGTTGTCGGCATATTTGACATCCAAATATCTGTATTGATACTGAATCAATGTGCCAACGGTGTTAGAGATGAAACCCGTTGTTGGATTGTTGTTAACAGGGTATTGACCTGGCGGTGTACCTGATCCAAGGTTGGCAAGGATGTAATTAACCGCCTCAGAGATTTCTGAGATCGATGGGTTGCTGTCTAGTGCAAATGGCATTAGAACGCATCCTCAACAACTGATGCTTGCCAATTCATTGCAGTCATGTTCCATGCGTTGGTGGCATCATTTGATTCGACCTTAATAGAAACTGTACGCACAGCGTTTTGTTGAGTTGTAACCCAAGGGTTGTCTGTAACGATTGAAACAATACCTGTTTGCCCGTAAGTTGGATCTTGTGCAGTTGAGTTAGCGCCGCCAATTGTGATGTCAACATTACCTGTGCCTGCAATCTCAGGCAAAGCACGGTGTATGTACACTTTTGAACTGTAAGGTACTGGCCCACGCTCAGATTGCAAAACAAGGTTGTTACGTTCAAACAATGCTGGAATTGGGGCATTGTTAAGGAAAGAATTTCCTTGAGCAGTTTCTACCAATCGGGCGCTTGATGTACCGCCAATAGCATAAGTTACGCAACGTGTTGCATACAAGAAATCAGCCTCATCTGCGTTATATACAGGAGCTTCACAACCATGACATGCGCCTTCAATGTCTTTTGGAGCATTCCACACTTGAAGGTCATAACGGTAAGACAACATTTTGTTGCACCAGCCAGTGCTGTTTAAATCAGGGTAATAAATTTCAATCTGATACTTTTGCGTGTTGTTCACCATGAACAAACGGTTTTGATAGGTTGGACTTAGATTAGAAAAGAAATAGTTCCGTACCCGCTGATTGCCCAAAGAATTGAAATTGCTTCCATCAAATACCCAAATGTCTCGACTATCAACACCATATACAGCTTGATCAGTATTGACGCAACAATTGTTGTTTAGCAAGCCACGGCCTTGGTTAAACAAGCGCACACCAAAGATTGGAGCTGTGCTGCTTTGATAAGCAATGGGGCTAAACACTACAGTGTCCCAATACGAGCAAACGTAAAAGTTTCCTCCCAAAAAAAAGCCATCAATTAATGGTCCACGGACAGGGACTTCTTGTTCGTTGGCAATGTTGGTTAAGGTTGGCTCCCAAGTGGCAGGAACACCTGTATTTGCAAAGGCTTGTGACCACCGTACCGTAGTTGGGTAATTTACCGTAACGCTGGTGTCGAGATCTTGAGTAATGTTTCCAGCGATAAGAATGTTGCCTACGTTTGGCGAACAATAATTTCGCACAAAGCCTGCTCTTGTTGCTGTTATTCCAGTTCCATAATTCCAAACAAAGTCGTCAGGCGCTGTGTCGTAAATCTGAATTTCTGTATCCGTTGGACGGTAATACATGGGAGGGCGCAACGTGTCGTTGATAAAAAATACGCCACCAACCCATGAAGTCGTAATATTTAAATCATCGTTATATCCCGACAATGCTGCATTTGGGTTTGCCCCATAACCTGGCGTTATGTTAGTTGTTCCTGAAGCGCTAACCAAATACCATTTGCCTTCACGGGTAGCCACAATATAGACAAAAGTAGTTTGATCACGGTAGTTGGCATCAACAAAAATAGTGTGACCTGGCACGGCAGTCAAAATTTGTATTTCGCCGTTGACTTTTTTAACCCCACGCACATCTGCTTCAACATTTAAGCCGCTGTTGTATTCAGTTGGCCCCAAAGCATTGCTAGGCACATCGGGTGTAAACGACATGTTAGTAAACGGTGTACGCAGACGGGTGTAATCAGACATTTTGCGCCTTTGTCAAGTGCCTTTGATTCTAGATGGTTTTCAATGATTTCACATCAATTATGTGAGGTAATATTTCTTCAGGTTTTACAAAGTTGTCAGGATTGTGTTCTATAGCTTCCCACCACAAAAATTGATTGGCGGCTAAGTTGTTTCTGTCTTTCAGTAAATTGATGTTTTCAGGATGTCCAAAGATCAAAGGGTCTGATACCGACCACAGCACAATCCCTTGCTTGCCCTCTACCCAACAAAGATGTTGGAAAAAACTGTCTATTCCGATCCATGTTCGACATTCATGAATCAATGATTTCAACTCAGAAATGCTCAAATTTTTCCTAAAATCCTCAGTTAATTGTTGTTCGCTATTAAGTCCAATTTGAACAATTGGCTCATTGATAAATTGAATTAGTTCCTGCCAGTAAGGATAGTTCTTTGGATTTTGTTTGCCGTTGTTCAATGGACGGGAAAAGGGTTGGATAACAATCACAGGTACATCCTTTCAAATGCCGCTTGCAAACTATCAGTCCATTTCCATTGATCCATTTTTTTGTAAATGTTCCATTGATCAATGTTCCCATATAGCTGCATGGCCTCGGCAATAGACCTTCCCTTAACAATTTCAGGATAACAAGTAAACACTACGGGATTTTTAATCTTTGGCAAAACTTTGGAAAAAACAATGTGATCTCCAAGGCCACAGTTCAACACCACAATGGTGCTGTCGGCAATAGTAATATGGTTTTTAAAGATTTGATCGTCATGGGCATACATGGCAGGATCTGTTTCTGCTCTGATGCCGCCAGTTGGTTGCTTTAAATGCCAAGTAACAGCATAAGGCACAACAAACAATTTGTATCCCTTTTGAACTAGGCCATAGCTAAACAAAGATTCTTCCCTGTGCGCCACTCTTGATAAACCAAGGTTATAGTCATGCACACCAGCACGATACAAAAAAGAGCAATACAAATGCTCAACTTGTTTTTTTGCTTTGATTAAACCCCATTGAATGTTTGGCTCTATCTCAATGTTGCCAATCAAGCCTGATGATTCAATAAATGCAGGCTCATGGGGTGGATTCATTACCGTGCCACCAATGGCTCCAACATCATCCGCAATGTGGCTACAAAGCACCTCTAAGACGTTAGGCTCAGGTACAGCATCATCGTCTACCCGCCACACCCAGTCATAACCCATTGTGTTTGCCATTTGATGAATGTGGTGCTGGCCTTTCTTGTTGGCAAACAACCATTCCCATTGGATCTTTTTGCAATTCAAAACATAAAACAAGTTTTGATACAAAGGGTCTTCCCGCATGTCTTTTGGTTCATCATTGTCGTCAAAGATGATAAGTTTGTCGGGCAACCGTGTTTGATTCATCACGGCTTGAATAACCAAAGGCAAGGTGGTGAAGTATCTTCCTCTTGTGGCAACAGAGCAAAGTACCTTACTCATTGTCCCACCTACAAAGCATTAAATTGCACCTGTTGTTGTCGTTAATAGGCTCCATGGTTGTTGTGCATCTGCCGTTTTCTGATACATAGGCAAAGTCAAAGCCAACAAAGTCTTTTTCTGTCAAGCCATGCAATTTGTGATGCTCACCCCAAAAGCCAACAGGTTCATTGTGTGGGACGCTAATCAATAAACGCTTGCAATGGTGTTTAAGTTTTTCAACAACTTCTAATCCATTAGCAAGATGCTCAATTACTTCAAACGCAACAATGGTTTCATGGTCAAGAAACTCATATGTGTTGATGTCGGCTTGAACAAACCATTTTTTTAAACCCCAATTTTGTTCTTTGGCAACATCAATAATTACTGGATCGTAATCAAGGCCAAGATAATTGATTTGTTGCGGAAAGAATTGAGAACCGTATCCTGTGGCGCAACCAAGCTCAAGCATAGATGCGCCTAACAAATTTTGATTTGCCCAAAGATAACGTGCAGCCTCTCGGCCTCCTACTGGATCGCCTTTTAGGAATACAGCACGTTCAAAGTTGTTGGTCAGCCGCCATCGATACCAATCAGGATGATGCTCTTTGGCGAGCTTTAAAACATGAATGTCGAGTATTTTTTCCCATTGCGTTGCTATGTCAAGTCCATACAATTCTTTGCTATTCATTTTTCTTCATTCAATTTTTTCAATTCCAATTCAAGGTTGATAACTCGCTTGGCAAGTTGGATACATGCTACCAAAGAAGCATTACCGTAAGCAACCGATAAATATCCATTATCGTTTTCACTGACAGCAATTGCTAATGCTTTTTGCAAAGATTGAGCAGATACACCCACTTGGCGTATAGAAGATGGCGTATCAATACGGGTGTATTCACCATGTTTGACTAATGCAAGCAAATCAATAAAGTCTTCAGGTAAATCTTCCCAATTTGATTTCAGACGCTCATCAGATGAACCTGAATGCGTAATGGCGTTCAAATCTCCAGTTGATGGAGTGAAATAAACCGCCGATGTCGTAGAAACAGTCGGGGTTTGATTTGACCCAGCCGCAGCCACGCCAACTACATATTGAGTTGTTGCCGCAACGCTTGCTGTTGCATTGATGGCAGTGCTTGGGCCTGAACCACCAGTTGCTCCTGAAATACCTGAAAAACCTGAATAACCTGAATAACCTGAAAAACCTGAAGTGCCAGTTGCTCCATTGGTTCCATTGGTTCCGCTGATGCCACTAAATCCTGACCAACCACTAATACCTGAGTATCCTGAAAATCCCGATGTTCCATTAGTACCATTAGTGCCATTTGTTCCATTAGTACCGCTAATACCGCTAAAGCCACTATATCCCGAATAACCTGAAATACCTGATTGACCAGTTACATAAAAGGTCCACGCCGTAAAAGTACCCGATCCACCAATTAAATCTACGTTTACAGTTAAAGTTGTTGTGGTATATGCGGTAATCAAACCTTCCATAAA